TGCGTTTGAACCCGCACCCGCGAATTGATTGATGAAGGACATATTTCTAGCGACACGCCAAAAATCACGCGACCAGATAGTTAATTGTTCACTGGTCAACGCGGCAAAGTTAGTATTTGCCATAATTATTCTCCTTATCAAGAGTTGTTAAAACCAGTCGTCTTTTGGAGCGACTACCTATCCGTATACCCACTATCGTAGGGGGGACGCTCTCGTTGTTTGCGGATTACGATTCCGGTTAGTTTTACGCTCTAACAAGCGAAAAACGATTTTTTACAGGAACGACCCTGGTAAGATATCGCTCTTACGTGCGAACTTATTTAATTTATACCACAGTTTATCCGAAATCGCCACGCATTCTTTTTAAAGTTTCTGCGGGCAATGCATCAAATTCTTCTGAGGATAATAAATCTAAATCTATTTTTTTCTCAACTTTATTCTTACCTTTTAAAGTAGGAGGTTGAGATTCAGCAGCTTCTATTTTTTTAGTTGTGTTGGCTACTTTTTTCTTTTCTACTATTTTTTCACCAACTACATCTTTTTTAGGTTCCGGTGTTGCAACGGGCCCCATAATATATTTTGCAGCTTTATCTAAAGCATCTGCTCCTGAAAAACCTTGTACCATAAAAGCGTCTCTTAAATCTAAAACTTCTTGAGTTTTTACTTGATCAAACTCTGCATGAGACTCATCTAAAACAGGAAAAGTAGCAGCTAATTCTGCAGCTTTAGCTTGCAAAGCGGACATTTCCGTGCTCTCTTGAACAGTTTTGCCCATTCTATTTTGTACTTCAAACATCATAGATTGACGTTCTGCAGTTCTAATTTCAGCTCTTAACTTTGCTGCATCTTCAGTTCTACCGTTTAAAATATGTTCTTGGTATTCTATTTCTTTTGCGTCAAAATCATACTCAGGCTCTCCTTCTACTGTATTGATTGGGTTTGTAGCTTCCTCTAACTTTTTAGCCAAAGCCTTTTGTTTTGCAAGAACTTCATCAAACCTAGATTTTGGAATCATAGGCTCTTTTGGTTCATCAGTTGTTTCCGGTATGCGCTCTTCAACTTGTTGTGTATCTGAGTCATCCTCTGCCAATACTGTCTCTTCTCCTGTGTCTTCTGCAACTTCAGTTTCAGCCTCAGGCTCTTCTGTTTCTTCTGCCTCTTCAACTTCTTCTGATGGTTCTTCTTCAGCTTTAAGCTCTTCAACTTCTTCAACTTCCGCCTCCTTTGGAAATTCTATTTCTTCTTCGTCTGTCTTAGGTTCTTCTTCAAAGTTTAAATCTACTTTAAACCCTTCTGCGTCCTCTGCTGT